TAATCCAGCAGATGGAACATATTGGTTAGATACTGCTAACAGCAGATACGGAATTTTTGAATGGAATGGCAGTGCTGTTTCAGTAAGCAACACTACAGGGCAAAGTTTTACAAACAAAACACCTGTTGTAATTACAGACTCAACTAAAGTAGTTGGCAGTGGTGATTACACACCAAAATCAAGTGTTGGATCAATAGGAGATTATGCTCTTGTTGTTCTTACAACTGTTCCAACATTATATTATAAAAACACATCAGGTAATTGGGTTGTAGTAGGAAGCGGAGATTGGAAAGCAAGCTGGCCTTCAATCACAGGAACAGAAAATGTATCTGGAGACGTATTTACAGCTAGTGATAACTTTACTGTTAATGATTCCGAAGGCGTACAAATCTTTACATTTGTATTAACTGGAGCTACTGCATCATCGTTTGTGACTGATTTTACTACAGCCGCAGCAGGAACTGGTATATCAGCAGCCGTTGTAAACAACAGAATTGAAATTTACAATGACGGTTCTGTGCATGATGCATTTCAGCTAGGTGGCACAGGTACAGTATTAACTGATGCAGGTCTTGCAGGTGCAGTAAATTATGCTGCTCCTAAGTTGCAAGCAAGTGCGCATACTAGTGTTCCTCTTTATAAAACTGGTGACGAAGGAAGACCAACTGGTAGTATATGGGTTAAAACAACTACTCCAAATGCCGGTGCAAACTGGAGTGTAAAAGTATGGAATGATGATACAGAGTTATGGGATACATCAAGTGCTCCAATTTATGGATCAAATCATGCAGCAATTTGGAGTATGGACTTGTCAGGTGCAGGTGCAAATCTTACAACTGCAAATCTTTACATTCAAACCAATACAACTGAAGCAGCAACAAACTTGGCAGATTTTACAATCTTCAAGCGTAATGCATCAGGCGCAACAACAATTACAAGTTCTGCTATTACAGCAACTACATTTATATCAGGAACAGGCAATTTTACAATCAGTGAAAGTGTAAAAGGCAGTGCAATGATGAGTACGCCGGTCACGGTAGTATGGTCACCAGCTGGTGAGATTGCTGATGCTGATGCACTAGCAGGTGCAATTAATGCAGCAGGTTTAGCTAACGTAAGTGCAAGTATTGTGTCAGGTAATAAAGTTGTTATTGAACATGCAACAGGCGGTGAAATTAGAATTGTAGATACAAATACAAAACTTGTTTCAGCTTTCCCAGCATGGAATTATACTAATTCTACAGGCACTGCAAACTTGTACGACGATCCAACTGGCGCTGCAAATAGTTATGTAGCAAGTCTTTGGAAAGAACTTACATATACAGCAAGCGACGATGCGCCAACTGCACTAGCAGCAGATGGCTCACTATGGTACAGTAGCGTAATTGACGAAATTGATATTATGGTACACGATGGTACAAACTGGAAGGGTTATGTAAATGAATATGCAGACTCAGATCCAGCAGGCCCTACTGTAAGTGCTACTGAACCAGAAGTACAATCAGATGGTAGTGCATTGGTCACTGGAGATATTTGGGTAAGCACAGCTGACTTAGAAAACTTTCCAACAATTTACAAGTACAATGCTACATTAAGTAGTTGGGTAGAAATTGATAAAACTGATCAAACTACTGAAAATGGTGTAATATTTGCAGATGCACGTTATAACACAGCAGGCTCAAATAGTGGCTCAGCTGGCGATATTGCAGACTTACTAGCTAGTGATTACTTAGACCCAGATGCACCAGATCCTGCACTATATCCAAAAGGTATGTTGCTTTGGAATCTACGTAGAAGTGGATTTAATGTAAAACGTTTTGAACGCAGCTATATTGATGTAGCAGCTGAAAATACAAGAGCAGACGACGAATCAATGGCAGCGTACTATCCGCATCGTTGGGTGACTGAATCAGCTAATGAAGCAGACGGTTCAGGAAGTTTTGGACGTAAAGCACAGCGTAAAGTTGTAGTACAAAAACTACAAGCAATGCTAAACGAAAACCAAGATATTCGCGATGATGAATCACGTATCTTTAACTTGATTGCAACACCAGGTTATCCAGAACTAATTGGCGAAATGATCACACTAAACTATGACAGAGGCCTAACAGCATTTGTTATTGGTGACTCACCGATGCGTTTAACATCAGATGCAACTTCGCTTAACGAATGGGCAACCAACGTTAATACAGTTGTTGAAGATAACGATAACGGTCTTGTTAGTAGAGATGAATACTTAGGTGTTTATTATCCAAGTGGCTTTACTAGTGACAACGCAGGCAACAACATTGTTGTTCCAAGTTCGCACATGGTACTACGCACATTTGCACTTAACGACCAAGTTGCTTATCCATGGTTTGCACCAGCAGGTACAAGACGTGGCGGAGTTACAAACGCAAGTTCAACTGGTTATATCAACGGCGAAGGTGAATTTGTTGCAACAGCACTAAACGAAGGTGTAAGAGATACATTGTATGCAAACAATGTAAATCCAATTACATTCTTAACAGGTGCAGGACTTGTTGTATTTGGACAAAAAACTCGTGCAAGAAATGCAAGTGCATTGGATCGAATTAACGTTGCAAGACTTGTAGTATTCTTACGTAGTCAGTTAAACACATTAGCAAAACCATACTTGTTTGAACCAAATGATAAAATCACTCGTGATGAAATCAAACAACAAGTTGAAAGTCTAATGGTAGAACTAGTAGGACTAAGAGCACTATTTGACTTCTTGGTTGTGTGTGACGAAACAAACAACACACCGGCAAGAATCGATAGAAACGAGTTGTATGTAGATATTGCTATTGAACCAGTAAAAGCAGTAGAATTTATTTACATTCCACTACGTATTAAAAACACAGGCGAAATCGCAGGGTTATAATATCATAATGTAGGGGGTAAAATAAAAACCCCCTACAAATGATAAATACTTGTGTATTAAGGAGAAACAATAGATGGCAATCTCGACTCTATTAAATTTAACAGTTCCATTAGCAAACGACACTACTTCTAGTAGTCAAGGTTTACTTATGCCAAAACTTCAGTATCGCTTTAGAGTGACACTAGAAAACTTTGGTATTAGTGGGAACACAACAGAATTAACAAAACAAGTTATTGATGCAACTAGACCAAACATTCAGTTTGATCCTATTCAATTAGATGTCTATAACAGTAAAATTATGATGGCAGGTAAGCATACATGGCAAGCTGTCACTATTAATTTACGTGATGACATTAACGGTAATGTGCAAAAACTAGTTGGTGAACAACTACAGAAACAATTTGACTTTTTTGAACAAGCAAGTGCTGCTACCGGTCAAGACTATAAATTTACACAACGTATTGAAGTCTTAGACGGCGGCAATGGAGCAAATACTCCACAAGTACTAGAAACCTGGGAACTTTATGGTTGCTATTTGAACAGTGTTGATTACGGCAGTATGGCATATGGTACTAATGATGCAATGCAAGTTGCATTAAGTATTACATATGATAATGCAGTACAGCTCAATGTTGGAGTAGGAACACCAAACAACTTCCAAGATAGAAACAGTGAAACAGGCACAGGTGCTACAGGCGGCGCAGCTCTTTAATACTTAAATGAGATTGCATCAATGAAAAGGAGTCGAAAGGCTCCTTTTTCTTTATATACTCAGTTTAAAATAAAGATAAATACTGTATGGCAACAAATAGTTTTTACGATAACTTCAGCAGTTTAGATAGTGGCAAAGGCATAGTCGGTGATTTTGCTCATGCGTCTGCATTATATAGACGAAATAACTTTAGACTTGCACCTAAAGTTAAATTTCTTTATCATGTTGTAGTAGATGTAAACACTACGGCACTTGGCGTATTAGGCAACAGTGTTTTTAGTCTGTTAAACAAACGTGAATTTAACTTGCTTGCAAACGCAGCCGATTTACCGAGATACAGTATTCAAACTGAAACTTTAAATCAATACAATAGAAAAAAAGTAATTCAAACTCAACTTCAATATAACGAGGTTAATATCGATTTTCACGATGATAATGCAGGGCTTACTAGTTTATTATGGGAAGCGTATTACAGATATTATTATCAAGATGGCAACTATACTGATCAAGGTAGTAGACCTAGAGCATATCAAACTAAATTATATGATACAGATATAGCAAATACATACAGGCATGGCTTTAATAGAAGACGACCAACTGACATACCGTTTTTTAATAGTATTACAATTCATCAATTACATCCTCAAAATAAAGAAAGTACTTTTACAAGTTTTACACTTGTAAATCCTATTATTACAGAATGGCAACATGACAGAGTTGATCAAGCAGATGGATCTGGTGTAATGCGTAATTCAATGAGACTTGCATATGAAAGTGTGTTGTATGACAGAGAACTTACTAGTCCTGATAAAATACAAAGTTTTGGAGATATACAACACTACGATACAGTACCAAGCCCGTATAATAGTGTTAGTACAAATAGCATAGCAAAAGATTCCGATGATAATACTTTTTGGGGATCTATATTTACTGATTTACTAGTAGGTATTGTTAACCTTACCGACTTTAATTCTCAACAACGACAAAGTCAACTGCCAAATAATGTAAGACAAATTGGTCAAACAACGCTGCCTCCAGCTACAAATAGAAACTTCTTTCCAAGTTCTGTAAACCCAAACAGTGTCACAACAGCACAGCCTGTTAACACAGCATCTCAAAATTTTAATATTAGTAATCAACAGTCTTCGAGAGAAATAAACAATAATCAAAAACGTCTAGCAGACTTTGCAAAAAGTCTTACAACTACACAATTATCTACCTATACAGGAAGAAACATACAAGAATCAAAACAGTTTTATGATTCACTATCACCTAATGTAAAATTTCAGATAGAGCAGGCAGCAGCAACAGAATCTAGCACACAAGGATTTGTTAGTAGATTAAACGAAATAGGAATTTTGTAATGAGCAGTTATGCAGATGAAGAAAAATCGCAAAAGCAAGACAGTGGTAAAGAAGTTAGACAATTATTTGATAGGTATTTTACCAAGCAAATTAGTTTAACTAGTAATGAAGTTGATACTGTTGTAGGATTTTTTACAAAAAGAAAGTTTACAAAAGATGCAGCAATTGCAGTATCTACTGTAATATTACAACAAGCCAAATCAGAAAATAAAAAAGTATTTGAAATTGTTGACACACTTGAAGGATTAGATGAAGTCCAATTAAGTAGGCTAGTAAGTGCTATCCTTAATAATAACAGAAGCAGAATAAGTGCATTAGGTTATAAAAACGATTATGCAACTCAAACTACAGAGAATAGAAATGTGAGACTGTAATGGGACGCTTTGCACAGGGCAAGTTTACACTAAAAAACCCTGACAAATATATAGGTGGCCGAACTCCAACATATCGTAGTAGCTGGGAATTTGCTTTCATGCGCATGTGTGATCAAAATGATAACATATCAAAATGGGCAAGTGAATCAATAAAAATTCCGTATAGAAATCCTTTTACAGGAAAACATACAATATATGTTCCAGACTTTTTTATAGTATATAATGACCGTACTGGAAAACAACATGTAGAATTAATTGAAGTTAAGCCTGCAAATCATACTTTTAAAGAACAACTAGGTAATAGTAAACATAATAAAGCACACTACGTATTAAATCAAGCTAAGTGGGGAGCAGCAAAGCACTATTGTAAACAAAAAGGCATGGTGTTTAGAGTTGTCAACGAAGGAGATATTTTCCATCAAGGCAAACGTAGATGAAAATATACGAACAAACATTTCCTTGGAAACACTGGATAATAGATAATTTTTTAGATAAGTCTGATGTTGCAAAACTTTCATATGTTGCTCATAAACATATTCAAGAAAATAACAGTAAATTTCATTACACCGTTGATAGTTTACAAGATCCATATAAACAAGTATTATCAAGTGCTATAGAAAAAATGCCAGATGTAATTAAGAATTTAAATTATACATCGCCTAGAAAATATAAAAAAATATATGCACTTGGACATTTAGCTGTTAATCCTGCTAATTATAGTTTCCAGCCTCATTGCGATGATGAAACAAAAATATGGACATTTGTGACATACATAGGACCTAACAAAAGCACAGGAACGTATGTAATGACAGATATGAATGAAAATAATAAAATAGAAATTCCTTGGATGCCAGGTCGGTGCTTAGTTTTTGCAGGAAATACTGGCGAAACATGGCACAGCTATACTAGTAGCAACGACTGGCGTGCAACTATAACCGCTTATATGAACACCAATAAAAATTGGGGTAAATAAAGTAAGCATATAATGGAAAAGTACTATGACTAAAAAACTAGAAGACATGTTAAATCTTCCTGATAATAAAGATCTTAATGAAGAAGAAAATATTGCTCCTGTTGTAGAACACGAAGACACATTTAGAGATATTGCAGAGTTTGACAAAATCTCTGATGCCTTGCCTGCTGTAAAAGGGCTAGGCGATATGGCAGACAAAGAACTCAACGAAGTTGCAAATAAAGCCATGACTGCATATGACGATTTAATGGATCTTGGTATGAACGTTGAAAGTCGCTATAGCGGTAGAGTGTTTGAAGTTGCTGGCACAATGTTAAAAACCAGTCTAGATGCTAAAGTTGCAAAACTAGACAAAAAACTTAAAATGGTAGAACTACAACTTAAAAAAGAAAAAATGGATAGAGACAGCGGACCAGGCGGAGATGGCGACATTGTAAACGGCGAAGGTTATGTTGTGTCTGATAGAAATAGTTTATTAGAGCGCCTAAAAGGCATAGATAAAGATAAATAGTAATATAATTTAGGATACGTCGATGAAAAATTTTGCTGATTATTTAACAGAATCAAAAAGAACATATGAATTTAAAATTGGCATCGCAGGTGATCAGCCTGATGGATGCGAAGATATAATTGAAACAGGATTATCAAAGTTTGGTATTTCCAAAATGTCAACCGGTAAAAAAACACCAATTCAGGAACGTCCTTTAGATTTTCCGCAATTAGAAAATACAGAAGTTTATTACTACGAAGTAGAACTTACTTACCCTACAACTGTACAAGTTTTACAAGAATACTTAGGCAGTGTATGCGGTATTCCTCAAAGTCATATTATTGTACGTAATCCAAATGAGCCACAAGAATTATATCAGCAAGAAGACTCCAGTGAAGAATATGTATCCAAACTAACACAGGAAGATTTAGGCGGCGAGTCAGCACAAGAAGACGCAGGACCAGATCGTGTTATGAACTTGTTGAAAGAATTAGAAACAGCACGTAAAGACCGAGGCAACGATTATGTAGGCGAAACACCTTCAGGTGAAAGTAAAGATATCGGCGATACTGAAAATACAAAAAGCCCTATAGGAGCCTAACATGAAAATATCTGAAGTAAAAGTTATTAAAGAAGCAGCACCAACTAGATTTATTCCAACACACTACGGTGGACCAGGAGGCATGAATAATGTCATGCTACACACAGATGGCAATCTTTATTTTCAAAAACAAAGAGATGATGGCGCCGGAAGAGAAATAGTAAGATGGAACGGCAACCCAACAGGTGAAGGATTTTTTGGTAAATGGAACCCTGCAACTATTAAAGGTACAATAGTTGACGGACAGCGAGTTCCGTATCCAGCAGGAACAAACTTTAGTAATGCACCAAGAGCAGCAGCACCAGCAGCAGCACCAGCAGCAGCACAGCCAGCAGCAGCAAATCCTACACCAAATACTAATATTACAGGTACAACAACAACACCTAATGGTAATTTACGTAATGGTAGCAGAGGGCCAGATGTAAAAAGTATTCAGCAATCATTGGGCATGGCAAGAGATGAACAAGATGGCATATTTGGTCCAAAAACAGAAGCAGCAGTCAGAGCATTTCAACAAGAAGCTGGAATTCAAGTTGACGGTGTAGTTGGCCCAGAAACTAGAGCAGCATTAATGGATAGACTTTCATCGCAAACTTCTCCAGCACCTGAACCTGACACAGCACCAGAGCCAGAAGCAGCACCTGATCCTGACACAGCACCTGAACCGCCAAGAACCGCAGATGCAGATGAGACTCCTCCACCAGAAGCAGATTTTGGTGCTGGCGCAGAACCAACAAGCAGACTAGATACCAAAGGTGAAACACCAACAGCAGAACCTGAAGAACCTACAGAACCTGCTCCAAGTGGACGTGTGGCAGCAGACACTATTAGAGATAGGTTGTCTCCAGGAGCTCAAGAAAAATTTGATGATCAAATAGAAGAATTTGATGGCGACCTTTTTAGAATGTTAGTTGATGCAAAAAATCAAGCAGATGACTTTTGGCAAAGAGGTGAGTGGAGAGATTTTTACGAAGAAGTATTTGGTATTACAGTAAGTGGCGGCAGAGTAACAGACAATCCACGTGCAGGTATAATTGATATTAATTCAATTCCTCGAATGCCTAGAGGCAGAGGAGCAGCCAATGCAGATACCGGAGCATTGCTTTCAAGAATAAAATACAAAACAATTGACGATATGGAAGAGTCAAGGATATTAGATCTAGCAGGAGTAAATATGAAAAAGAAACTAGACGAAGCAAGCATCAACATTAACGGTGCAGATGCAAGCGAAGTAGCAGAAATACTCCGCATGATGCAATTAGCAGGTGCAGATGGTGCCAAAATGGTAGAGCCGGATGATATTAATCCTGGTCCTAAGCCTTGTCCAATTTGCGGTAAAATGCATGGACCAAGTCAGCCAATGGGAGGCTGTGGTAGTAAACCAAGCGAACCAGAAATGGGCGATATGATTCGTTTAATGGCACCTGAAGAAGAAATGGCACAAGAAGACATAGACGGAAACTTTGCCGATGCAACTACAGAACCAGATGACGAATACATGAGATCAAATGCAGGTGATGTTAGTGATGCAATACCAGCAGGAAACGACTTGCATAAAGAAAAAGGATCGTATCCGGCAACAGCAGGCGGTGATAACCCTATGAACACTGAAGGTGAAGATTTAGAAGAAACAATCAAATCACAATTGCTTGCAGCATTAGCTAAAAGAAAACAGTAATACATCCCCCCAACTCAATAGCGTCTTCGGGCGCTATTTTTTTGGTTAAATACAATATGGCAGCATCATTAGACGGCGTCTTAATCAAAAAGGCGAATAGAAAAGAAACATTTACAGAAGAACAAATAGCAGACCTTTTGGCCTGCATGGATCCGGATACAGGATACTTACATTTTTCTCGTAAGTTTGCTTATATACAACACCCAACTAAAGGCAAACTACTGTTTGATCCTTATGAATATCAGCTAGGGTTAATGGATAGTTATCATAGTTTTAGATTCAACATTAATATGATGCCTAGACAAACAGGTAAGACTACATGTGCAGCAATCTATCTAGCATGGTTTGCAATGTTTAATCCAGATCAAACTATTCTTATTGCTGCACACAAATACACAGGTGCGCAGGAGATTATGTCACGCATACGTTTTGTGTACGAAACTTGTCCAGATCATATTAGAGCAGGTGTCACAAGTTATAACAAAGGCAGTATTGAGTTTGAAAATGGAAGTCGTATTGTAAGTCAAACAACAACAGGCAACACAGGACGTGGTATGAGTATTTCGCTATTATACTGTGACGAGTTTGCATTTGTTATGCCTAACATTGCAGAAGAATTTTGGACTAGTATTTCGCCTACACTAGCAACTGGTGGTCGTGCTATTATTACTAGTACACCTAACAGTGACGAAGATACATTTGCTACTATTTGGAAACAAGCAGAACAAAAGTTTGACGAACATGGTGAAGAACAAGATGTAGGCATAAACGGATTTCATAGTTTTATTGCAGAATGGCACGAGCACCCAGACAGAGACGAAGCGTGGAAAAAAGAAGAAATTGGCCGGATTGGTGAAGAAAAATTCCGTCGAGAATATGGTTGTGAATTCTTAGTATTTGACGAAACACTAATCAATAGTATTAAACTTGCATCTATGGAAGGCAAGGATCCTATTATAAGAATGGGACAAGTGCGTTGGTATAAAAAACCTGATGCAAAAAAATCATATGTAATAGGATTAGATCCTAGTATGGGCACTGGCGGAGATTATGCAGCAATACAAATTATAGAATTGCCCACATACGAACAAGTTGGAGAATGGCAGCATAATACAACTGCAATACCAGGACAAGTTAGAGTACTTGCAGATGTATGCAAGTATCTTGCAGATGAAATGAAAACGTCTAGCAACATATATTGGAGTGTTGAAAACAACGGTATTGGCGAAGCAGCCTTATTAGTAATCAATGATTTTGGAGAGGAAAATATTCCAGGATTGTTTATAAGTGAACCTATACGAAAAGGTCACGTAAGAAAATTTAGAAAAGGCTTTAATACAACGCACAGTAGTAAAACAACTGCATGTGCAAGACTAAAAACAATGGTCGAAAATGATAAACTTACTGTACGCAGCAAAGCACTACTTAGTGAGTTAAAAGCATACATTGCATCAGGTAGTAGTTTTCAAGCAAAACCCGGACACCACGATGATTTAGTTAGTAGTCTTTTACTTACACTTAGAGTAATGACAGTAATGAAGGATTGGGATCCAGCAGTGTATAATACCTTTAGTCAAATTGAGCATGAAGAAGATTACGAAATGCCAATGCCGATCTTTGTTAGTAGCAGTTATTGATAAATAGTATACAATGAGAAATTTAAACGTAGTAGCAGAACAACTTTTTAATGAAATTAGAGGACGCTTTCCTAGTGTCACTATCGGTGACGGCGACGGTAATGTCACAAATGAGCCAGCTATGGCCCGTTTTTATGAATTTGATTTCAAAAGTTTAGGAAATACATTAGGTAAAATTAGTGTCACATTAGATGAAAAGTCTGGTGTCACAATTATGTATAATAAAGATTTTACCGAAGAAGTAGGTTATACAGAACAAGAAGAATGGTACAATTTTTTAAAAGGTGTACGAGTATTTGCAAAAAAGCGTTTACTAAATTTTGAAGTTAGAGATATTAATAAGAGTAACTTTACTCAAAGAGATTATAGCTATATGGCAACAAATCGCGGAGAAACAAAAATGAATGAATCAGCATTACGTGGAACTAATAAAACAAGTTATCAACGTATTGGTAATGCTAAATTAAGTATTAGGCATACGGGTAATATAGAAGAAGGCGAAAGCAGAACTAAAAAAATTGGATCTCTTTTTGTAGAAAATGCACAAGGTGAAAAATTTAAATATCCTTTCAAACATCTTGCAGGTGCAAGAGCAATGGCTGTTCATGTTAGTGAAGGCGGGCATCCGTTTGATGACTTTGGCAAACATATTACAAGCATGAGTGAAGAACTTTCAAATCTCCGCAAGTTCAAAACATACATGGGTCGTAGTAGTGTAATGGCAGAAAGTTTATCTGAGCATATGGAAACTGTAAATGAACGAATTGCAACTGTACGTAAAACTGTTCAAAGTCTCCAAAAGTCATCAAATTATACAAAAGCATTTGAAAATTTTGAACCAACTGAAAAAACAGTTGTGCCAGAGGATATTGCAGATAGTTGGATTGATCAATTAACAGTAAAACAATTTAACGAAGAACTAAAAGATGTGTTTCCATACATTTATAATTTAATCGGCGAAACTTCTAAACCTACAGAATTAAACTTTGACGATATAGTAATTGAAGCAAGAGTTGACGAAGCTCTACCTGTTATTATAGGTTTACTAGGACTTGCTGGTGCAGCAGGATATGCAGCATATAAAAAATTAGGTGCTGGAAATAGTCCATTAGGACAAGCACTAAAACAAGCAGCTGATAATGGCGATACAGAAGCAGCGGAATATTTAAAAAACTTAGGCGCATTAGTAGATGGTGGCGATTCGAGAACATTGCAAATGCTAAAGTTTAGATATATGGACGAACCAGCATCAATGAATACCGAGTCACAAATTGATGTAGCATTTGATAAAATGTTAGGTCAGTTTGCAGATAACTTTAGTGCGCAAGTTGAAGGTTCTTCAGAAAAGCGTTGGAAGCAAACTTCAATGGATCCAAAAGCCGCAATACTAAAGTTTGGTAAAGATAATGTAAAGATTAAAAAAGGCGGACTTAACAACGGCGACGATATGGTATCAGTATTAACTGATGACGACACTGACGAAGGCAATGCATACTCAGGCGCTGTAGCAAAAGCTAAAATGAATGGCAAGAAAAAAGGCGACACAATTCCTCATCCAGATAAAGACGAAGATGATATTGTAATCGAAAAAGAAAAAACACCATTAGGCG